AAAGCCAGACGGGCCCCACCCGAGTTTGATGTCGACGACTCGGGGACGCCCAGAACGCCGTAAGTGGTCTGGTGAGGTGGCAATCTCACCTGTTCCCCTCTCTTCTAACAGAGAGAGGCACTTACGCAGAGCCGGCCAGTCGCGTATCTCGTTAATAGGGATACGAGGCTGAATTATCCACCCCTTAACCATGGGGATGGAGTTTACAAGCCGCGAGTTAGGAGATATAGACTCGTGGCAAAGCCGGCCCAGAACAGGAGACCCTTCTTCAATGATCGGAAAATGGCCGAGTAATCGGAACATTCGACGATCAAGAAGAGAAACTGCGTCATCAAGACCAGCCTGAAAGAGCTGGTTCCTGAGTGATACAGCTGAAATGATCTCCTGTACGTTCCTCCGTGAGGAGGGAAGAACTCGACGGCAACGGACAATTGAGACGTCCCTGCTATCATAGTACTCCTTCCCGCAAGACTCCCGGAATTTGCCATTCCAGAAGGACTTGCGTCGATTCACCTTGAGCCCGAAGGCCTCGAGTGAGTCGATCACGGAGCGCACGTAGTCAACGGGGACAATGATATCGTCCCCGAAGACGCGCACCCTACCAAGCATCGATCTAACATCATGCTTGGTCAACAGGTGTCCTAAGCACTTCTCAATCCCAACGAAGATGATAGTCAGAAAGACCATCGCCTCCGTGGGAAAGCAAAGTGCTGAACCCATCGACGCAAACTTAGCGAGGGTTAAGATCTCCCCGCTAGGCAGTAGAGCCTTCCTACTCCTGCAGGCCATAATAGCATCATGTAGATGCCTATGGTTCGCATAGAGATTGGAAACAAGCTCTAATGAGACTCTATCGGACGCTTCACTCAAGTCGAGTGTTGCGAGATCTCCTTCCGAAGATCCTCTTTGAGCCAAACGCTGGTTAGGCGTTTGGTCATCGAGACCGATAAAGGAATCAAGATAACTATTCTTGATTCCATCTTGGAATAGCCGGAGAATTGCCTGCTGTGCGTACTGCATCGCAGTTGGTTCAACAGCTATGATCCGAGGAGTCTTCATCGTCTTAGGGACAGAGACGACCTTTACAGGTATC